TTATTTCCAGGTATTACAGGGGCGCTATTGTACTCTTCGCTAGAGACTTTTCCTTTTCTAGTAGCCATTGCCCCTCCAAGGATTGACTAGGTGGATGAAAAAATCTTCGTGATCCACAATACAAACAGTATACCTCAAGATGGTCTACCTTGCTGTATTGCCTATCTACAAACATTCTTTTTTTGCATTTTTGACATACAATCATTAATTAGGTATACCAACAATTATAAGATTGACCGCAACAGAGACATCACCCGTATTGTTAAATCTTATAACGCCCTCAACTTTAGAAGTTGTAATACTCTTTAGTACTACCGTGACATCTTTTCCAGCATCCGTTGCTCCCACATTTATAGGAGTTGCTGTAACTATTGGGGTATACTTAAAATCGGTTGGAAAGTCATATGAGAATGGTGACTCCTGCCCCTTTGTTCTTGTAGAACTAATTACAACATCTACGTATCCACCAATTATTCTTGCTTCAGATGCTTTTACGTTCTGCCTTCCAACGCCTGGTGCATCTACAGAAACATACTTATTTGTAGAGTAGGAAACTTGAGATGCAACATCGTTTAATGCATTTGCAAGTTCATATATATAGGCAACATCTAGTGGCTGCCCTCTTTCTGGTAAAGGTAATTTTGCCATATTTAATTATACCATTAAACGTTTATCTGGGTAGACTCAAATAATGTAGCCCCAGAAAAACGCTCCTTCGGAAATGTTGGAACCTGTACAGCAAGTTGAAAATGTGCGGCTCCAGATTTAATAATTGTAGAATAACTTGTTGTAAAAACAGTAGATATAAACTGCCATGGATCACTGTCCCATTTAACATAAATATCAAATTCTGACTTTGTTGTAGAATTTGGAGTCCATACAGCATTGATCATATCGTGAGACTGCTCTACAGCAATTCTATAATCTATTGCTGTAACTGGTGCTACAGGTAATTTATAGTTTGGAGACCAATGAGAAGTTCTGTTCTTATCTTCTGTGATTATTCTATATTTAACTACATACTCTTGATCTGAACCGTAAAATTGTGGTAAATCTTTTTTTAATATAATAACTTTTTTAATATTATTATCTGCCATTATTGTACATCCAAAGCAAATCTAAATTCTATATAGTTAGTAGTATTTGCTGCCTTAACAATTGTTTGAGATCCATTTGTCTTTATAACAGAGTAACCAGTCATTCCATATAATGGATTTATACTGCTATTATTTTCTAATCTAATTGCATCAAAACATACATAAAAATCTTCTGATGGCGAACCGTTTTCAGTAACACATGCATAAATTTTTACAACATCTACGCTATTCCAAGTAAACCCGTCACTCATATATAATTGTTGTAATTGCTTAGATGCTACAACGTATCTGCTTGTAGAAAAGTCATGTTGGTTAGAACCAGTACCATTGTTTAAATCTAACTCAAATCTGGCCCACTGCCCCGTATTATGAACATCCGTAGAAGAAAATTCTAAAAGAATTTTTACATTGTCTGGAACAGCAATAGAGTTGCCTGTTTTATTTATAACAGTAAATCCAAATTTGATATCGTCTGTTGGTGAGTTTTTGGTAAAGTCAACTATTGCTCCAGTTAGGTGTATGTGCTCTGATCCAGAGCCAACATTAATGTGCCCACCTGAAGAGGTAAGAGATGATGAATTACCACGCATTACAACAATATTATTAAAAAATCTACATCTTTCGTATCTATTTACTCTATTTGAATTTGTAAAAATTCTATTATCTGCATTTGTTTGAAAAACTGAATATGGTTGATTAATAACATTATTTTCTAGGTCTCCGTCTAATGGAGAATAAACAATTGGAATCGCTGTTGCTAAACCAGTGCCAGAAGATGGAACGTGATGCTGCCAATTTTCATCCTGAGTAAATGCATAAACTGTCTTACTGTCATATGCCCCAGCCTGAGAATTTGCTCCAGCAGAAAATACACCAACCTCAGAAATCTCATATCTTTCTTCGCTTGGAAGTTCTGCAGTTAAAACTATCTTAGAAATGCCATCTTCTGTTACATACCCACGAGAAGTAATTGGTACACGCAGCATTTCAAAATCTAAACGTGTTTTATTTGAATAATCTCCAAAATTAGCATCTAAGGATAATGGCTTTGCTCCACAGCCTATTGCAATATATGAGGCATACGCAGGGGCCTGTCCTATCAAATATTTTGCAAGTATGTTTTTACCAGTATTAGTTATCATAGTTATTCCGCCTCATATATTGTACCATTATAAATTTTTCCATTAATAAGGATCTGAACCTCTACCTGCTCATCATCCTCAAGATTTATCACGTTTATGATAAGGTTTCCTGTTCCATCCTCTAAATATACTGTTTTACAATCTGGCCCAGTTCCGCAAGTAGGGATTTTATCACCCAGTTTTATTGGAAATTTTTTAAAATATTCTTCAGAGGTTTTTTGTAGGGCTAATATATTTTGTGGATTATACTTAAAATATATACTGCTTAAATTTTTAATTGGATGATAAAGAACATTTTGACCATTTACAATATCTGTTCTTGCAATATTAATTAATTCTTGTCCACCTATATCCTCAAATATAAGGTCTGTCATTAACTCAATTGGTGTTGCTTCTTCTGTTGTAATAATAATGTCTGGCCTTGCTGCCTTAACAGAATCTGTCGTTGAAGCACTAGAAGAGGAACCAGTGTTTTGTGATCCAGAAATCCCCATAAGGCTTGCGGATACTGCCTCAACATTGGATGATGCTGCGGTAGGTGCAGAGTACCCCTTATGGTGATATATAACGTCTGGTGTTTCTGGATATCCACTATAGTCAAATGACATATTACACAACCTCACTTAAATATATTTTAGCCTCTGGTCCATCAGACTGCCTACTATATTCAATATTATAAACAACAAATCTAGAATCATCTGAGCAAATCTCATTATTTCCTTCTGAGTCCTTATAGTCAATTTTTACAATATCTCCTAATTGTAATATAGGAACTCCAAAAGCCTGAACTCCTACAGACTTTCTTGGTTTCATAATTTTAGAAATAATCCAAGACATAATATTTTGTGCATCATCCTGTGTTTGTAAATATGGTGCATCAATAGAAAAGTCTTTTTTGCCGTATGTCATTCTACTTGCCTTAATATCATCATATTGCTGTTTAATTATTAATGGTGATCTAACAAGTGTATCTGCCTTAAATTGTGGATTTGAAAAATCACTATTTCTAGAAAAATATTCATCAACCTTATAATCATGCTCTGATTCCTGTGTAAAGGTTATTCCTTGTATTCTTAAATAATTACCACTACTTGCATCTAGGTTTAATGCTGTGTCTGTGGCATTAAATATTAAAAATTCTGCACCATAAGATCCCGCCCTAAATCCAGAAACAACATACCCCTTTAGTTTGTTGAATGTTGGAGACATTTTGGCGTATAGTGCTGGATATGCCTTATCATATCTAATATTAAAATAGGAGGCCTCACGCATAATAGTTCCAAATTCTTCAAAATACATATTATATTTTGGAGGATCGTTCGGGCTAATTCCAGAAAGGTATGTAGATTGAACAATACCACTCATAGAATATTTTCTAAATGACTCATTGACATCAATTTCAGAGTCATTGATTGCAGACATAATCGGTGTGTCTAAAGCAAACACAGTATTTTGACTATAGTTATTTGTCAATGCATATATATTCTCAAACATGCATCGTGCAGAACCACGAATAAATGGTGCCATATTATTATAAATTGGTAATGGTTCTGTATCATCAACAGTTGCCACTATTTTATTATTGATATAAAGAAAGAATCTTCTAAATGTTCCAATATCCTGATATTCAACAGCAAGATCATAAACTGTTGGGTTCTCTTCTCCAGTCATTCTATATTGACCAGTAAAGTTTCCATCATCAACAATAATGTTTGATAATCCTCCCCATAGTTTTACTGGAATTGCATCTCCCTGTTTGATTGTTGTATTTTCTACATCCTCAGAACTTCTTAAAACTTTATAAAAAATAATGTTATGCAAATTTTCTGCAGACGAATTATAATCAGTTATGTTATTTTCAGTAAGAGCCATGATCTCAAAGTAGTATCCAACATTTGTAGATGGATTGAGCATTACTGCTAATCCTCCAGAGCCACCACTTACGTTGATATTTTGATCTGGAGTATTTCCTGTTACAACAAAATATGTTGTTGAACCAATTGGAGTTTGCCCACGATTTTCATTATTTTCTATTTTTCCGATAATTCTCATTCGTGTTCCAAAGTGCTTAAATCTATTATCTAATGGCTTATTTATATATGATATAAAGTCAATACTCTTTTGAGTTGTAGGAAAAGATGGACCGTTCATAACTAATGCAGATGACTGAATTGTTCCAGATTGTGTAGATGATATTGCATTAGAAGATGTTTCATTTGAATAAGACAAGGCAAGGAAATTTTTTATAGTTCCGTTTCTAACAGTTTGTTTTGCTAATTCATTATTTATTCCAGCAGGACCGCTATCAAGTTCTAATTCAAGGGATGCTTCTTTAGCGTCTGATGTTGGTATTAATGAAAATAAGAATTCTGACTTCATGGAGCATCCACGTACATTCGCATTGTCTGACCAATATGAAGACAGGCCAGCATTATGAGAAACAACAGATGTACCAAACTGCCCACGACCATGCTTTTCTACTGCTCCAGACTTTAGCCTTGTTGTTCCATTTATAATCTCATAGTATGGCTTAGTATAGATTCTTACAAGTCCTGTTGGATATATTTTGCCATTATGTCTTAATTTTGAAAAGTAGTTTTGATAATCTCTTGTGCTCGTAATCCAAACATTTCCAAAATCTGTAATGCTATATTGAACAGCATCATACTTAATAATTTCTCAATTTGCATAAAAA